TTTCCTCTACCGCGTATGGCGCTGGTATCTCAGCAACCTTAACGGAACGAGTATCTACGTCCACGAAGCCGAAGAAGTACTGCTTTCCTAGGCTCTGCATACCCACGCTGTAGAACTCCACAGACATGCCAATGATGGGCTTAACCCCCTCACTGTGGGACATGCTCTCAACAACAACCTTGTATGAGTCTTGGTTCTGCGGGAGAACTACGGCGCTGTAGTCCCAGCTATCCGCATAGTCCCTGAAGCCCTTGCGTGCCCCTAGCCTACCCAGCGAATCCAGCACAGCGTTATTGGCGCGCTGAGAGAACGTGGGGTCTTGGGCTAGGGGGCTATCCTCGGTGTTTATACCTTGAAACGCCGGGGCTTGGATAGCAATGTTCTGAAGTGCTTGGGCCATTAGATAGTATTCCAGACGTTTTCGGGTTCGCTGTTAGTGGCATCGATTGCGATGGCGTCCGACAGATACTGCTTAGCCAGACCCAGCAACTCAGATGCCTGCAAAGATCCATCCTCTCCCCGCTCCCTAGAAGCAAGGGCCTGTGCCAAGTAGATCACAGGCTTGGATGGGACGAGTAGACGCGTGTCGTCTAGCGACATGTCAGGCTGAGGCTTGAATCCGTATACGTACACAGACTCAACAGCTTCGGGAGCAGGCCATACGCGTAGACGCATGTCCCCGTTGGCCTGCTTCCCGTCTACTATGTAGTAGCGTGGAGAGCCGACTCCGGGTGACTGAAGCGCCCGCTGTCTCAGGTAGCTCTTATCGACTACGGCTACTTCGACTCCGGCGCTGGTGAAGATATCATCAATCACCGCACTCTCCGTGCTACCCTCTAAAACCAGAAGATCACTAGTCGGATCTGTGTCAACGACCCACTCTACTGATAGAGCAGACCACGTGTGTGCCGCTTCGCACGTCCGCTTGGCGTCGTTGATGAACCCTTTAACCAGATTCACCACCGCGTCATCGGACCCGTTCACGGTTTGTACTGTGTCCTCACGCAAACGGGTTAAGACCGCGTTCACTAGCTCTAAGTAAGTCATTATATGTATCCTTTAAGTAATCCTTGAATAGGCTCTAAGCCCTTTCCGGGTTTGTAGATGTCGAACGGAGTGTAGCCGTACAGCTCACCCCAGTCAGGGTTGTGGCCGGACATCATGCCGCCGGAGCCGTCGCCTAGGCCATCGCCGAAGCCATCGCCTGAGCCGTCTCCAGAGCCATCGCCTGAGCCATCGCCGTCGCCGTCACCTTCTCCATCATTCTCGCCGTCGCCGTCGCCTTCGCCGTCGCCTTCGCCGTCGCCTTCCCCTTCTCCGTCAGAGTCACCGTCACCGTCACCATCACCGTCGCCATCTAAGCCGTCGTCGCCGTCTCCGTCACCACCCGGATCTTCTGGTGGAGTGTCCACAGGGGTGTCCGTGGGAGGGGTGTCCGTAGGTGGCACCTCGGGAACTGTAGGCGGCTCGGGGATAGGGAAGCCGGGGACTATAGGTACAGTGGGATCAACAGTTTCAGTCTCGCTGTCAGCATCTCCGTCTGCGTCGGGGTCAGTGGGGCGATTGTCTAGATCGCCGTCACCAACAGTGGCATCGCCCATATCCGACTCAGGGACATAGTCCCCTACTTCGTAGTCACCACCCGGAGGAAGTGTCCAGACATCGCCATCGCGGTTATCCCGAACGACAACAGTCCCATCCTCAAGTACACGGACTACCTCATACTGCCCCTGCGTGGGGTCGTCTGGGTTTCCTACGGCCGTGTCATCTGAAGGATCGCCGTCAGTGCCGCCCTCAGTGTCCCCACCGTCTTCGTCACCGCCGCCACTTGGGTCGTTGGTATCTTCTGGGGGAGGCTCAGGGAACTCGGGAGGTTGGATGTTAGGGTCCGCTGGACCAAAGTCTTCCTCAAACTCATCATCCTCGTTCTGAGTGCCGTCGTTGATGATGTCCGCGTCCTCGGGATCAGCGCCGCCGTAGTCAGGGTCCGGGTTCTTACCGCCGTTCAGAATAGCTTGAACGATGCCATCTGTATTGTCTCCCGTAACAGCTCCTGCATATTCGCCAAGCTTATCTAGAAGATCGCTAAGCGCTCCGGGTCCGTTGGGATTTACACCGTGGTCGGCAAAGATCTGAGCAATCTCCTCCGGGGTGCGTCCTGCCGCCTCTAGTCCGGCTGTTATTTCGGCCAGTTTCTCAGCACGGCCTACTTCATCCAGTACTGCCCCACTAACCTGATCCCATACCTTACCGCCTACATACTGCGTAGCCGCCGCCGTAAGGGCGTCCGTCAATGACATAGACTGACCATTCATAAACTGATTGGCTAGGCTCATAATGCCTGATGTTGCCGCTTTAGCCGCCGCCGCAGACATCCCAGCAACGCCAGTAAGTGATCCGGCAATCAACGGGGCCGCGTAGATAGACATAAGTGCCATAGCGCCCATCTTGACGTAGTCACCTACGCCCAAGTGGTCATCTATCTTGTCGGTCTTGGTGTAGGTGGAGCCGTTGAACTTGAACGTATCGCCATCGTCGTTGCGGTACTCGGTCTGAACGCCATACTTATCTTGTAGCTCAGCGTTAAGCCTGTTGCGCTCCTCAGCCCGATCCGCCTTCTCTTGATCGACGATAGCGTTGATGGCGTCTGCGTTAGGTCCGCGTCCCTTGTGACCTACGTTGTAGAGGTCATCGTGTGGGTTGATGTCTAACTCGCCAGAGGCGTACATGTCATCCTTCTCAGCGATGAAGGCCATGTAGGTATCAACATCCATATCGGGATTAGCGGCCTTGAAGTAGCCCATGCCCTCGTCAGCATTCCAAGCCGCTCGGATCTCCGCTTCGGTACGCATGACAATGTTCCGGCTCGCGAGTCCGCCGCTGTCGTCACCCAACTCTGCTGAGTCGTGGTACACGTAAACGCGCTCCCCGTCCTCGTTGAAGTAGTGGCCGCTCTCGCTCTGCGTTAGGCCCTCAAGAGCTTGGTCAATCGCAGTGGTTCTAAACTCAGACGTAGAGTTCTGCTCTAGGCCCCTCTCGTCGTAGTAGTCGAGGACGTCTTGGTACGTGTCCCCCTCGAACGCATTCCTTGTAAGCGGATTGTCCAATTCACTCATTCTCGTAACTCTCCATCTCCTTAAACAAGGAGCGTACGTCTGGCCGCGATGCTGATCGGCTGGTGTTGTACGCGTCTAAGAAGCTACCAGTTCCTGTGTTAGATATAGGCGAGGCCGCTGGTGCTCCGCCTCGGCTCTCGTTGTAGGCCGTGTTGAAAGACCCCGTACTGCGGTCCCCTGACATCAGCGGGTTGCCGCCTGAGAAGGGATTGCTCACGTGGTCGTTGTATTCTCCTATAGTATCACTAAGCCCTAGCTCATTCCAAAGGCTATTGGTCATACGCCTTGAGCCTAGGTTACGTGTATTCAGCACCTGCCTATTGATAGCATCTCGGTTAGAGATATCACTCTGGTTTCGGGTAATCCCATACAGGACATCAGCCACCGACCCCGACCTAACTTCCTCGCCATAGGCGGCATACGGATTAAACGTATCGCTTTTGTACAGCTCAAGGATCTTAGCGATGTCGTTCGGGTTGGTGTCAATCAGGGGGTTGCCGGAGCCTCCCGCCGCATGATACCTATCCCAGCTATCTTGAGTGAAGTTCCCCCAGACGCCGCTATTAACTCCTCCGCTGTTCTGCTCCATCATGTCGCCGCCGTAATGCCAGCTGTTCTTTCCTGTCGTGAACTGGCGACGTGCGCTATGGTCAGGGCCACCCATGTGGCTGTTCATAAACGTACCCATCTTCGTGGCTGTGTTCTTGCCAGCGTAGGGGCCGTGGTAGACGTGCTGTCCAATTCCCGCAACAAACGTCCACTCGTCAGGATTGTCCGTAGGATTGGACGCCGCAATGGCCGCATCTGCCTCGACCATTTCCTGAGTCTGTTCCCACCCTTGAAGGAGCATACGTGCGGCCCGCGTGTCTGGGGTGTTAGTTCCCAGAAGTCCGGTTCCTGTACCGGGGGCCGCGTTCTGCCCTGCGAAAGCCCGAGGAGCATCCGGCGTATACTGTGCCTGATCCGGATCCCCCTGTTCCCTTTCCTTCCTCTTCAAACTACTTTCATTGGAAACATCCATATCGGATATCTTTACATACCCGCCACTCTCACTGAGCTTGTAGGTGCCGGAAGCACCCGTAAGCGGGTGAGGGCTGAATGTTTTCTCTTCCATAGTTATGAATCCTTTAGTTCATTTATCTGAGCCTGCAACTCTTTAACAGCCTCGATGAGGTAAGCCGTAAGGCCATCGTAGTTTACGTTCTTAATCCCGTCTTCGCCTTCACCTACTAGATGCGGAAGGTAAACTTCTACCTCCTGAGCGATGACTCCGGAACTCTTCTTCCCGGTTTCCTTCCAGTTCCACTCACGCCCTGTTAGATTACCGATCACGTCAGATGCCGCTGTAGTGATGTCATCCTTGAGCGCTTGGTCACTAGTAGGATTAAAGGCAGAAGCAGATACGGGACCGCCAAAAAACTCCCAAGAGCTACTTCCGTTGTATCTAAGGCTTCCCGTTGGGCTTCGTAGCTGTATGTGGTTAGCGGAGTTAACGTCTACCGCAGAGCCAAACGAGCTAATCATGATGCCGTTAGCGCCTTGGTTGGTCTTGCCTGCCTCGCGGCCAATGGCTATAGCATAATCGCCTTGGTTGGTTCGGCCTGCGGCTCTACCTAGTGCTACGGCACTCTCTCCTTGAGTAACGTTACCAGCCTCAAAACCCACAGCCGTAGCATTAATGTCCTGACCTGTGTATCCCGCTTGATATCCTATAGCTACACTGCTAGCGCCTTGGTTCTCATAACCCGATAAATAGCCAACAGCCGTGGCTTGATTGCCCTGAGTTGTCACCCCAGAGTTATAACCAACGGCGACAGCACTAGCGCCTTGGCTGGTATAGCCTGCCGCGTTACCAACAGCCACAGCCGATTCGCCTTGGTTGGTTCGGCCTGCTTGATGTCCAAGAGCCACAGCAAACTGGCCTTGGGTGTCTTTACCAGCAGAGTCTCCAACGGCGACAGCAAAGCTTCCCTGAGATGTGGTTGCACAGTAAGAGCCGAGTGCAACGGAACGCTGGTCCTGACTGACATCTCCAGCCAAGTAACCAATGGCTACAGCGGAATCACCTTGGGCGTTGTTTCCAGCACTCCGCCCAACAGCTACAGCGTTGACTGACTGCGCTGTCCCGCCTGAACTTCGACCAATGGCAACAGAAGAATCGCCTTGATTTATCTTACCCGCGTTAAACCCAATGCCGACTGCGTAGTCTGCTTGGTTGTTAAAGCCCGCATCGCGACCAACAGAGACAGCCTTTTCTCCCTGAGTGGTCTGACCGGCATTCCTACCGACAGCCACACCGTCCTCTGACTGACTGACTGAGCCGGTTTCCCATCCGATAGCCACGGCAGATTTACCTTGGCTTGTCTCAGCGGCACCATACCCAATGGCTACAGCGCTAACGCCTTGGAAATTACTGCCTGCGTTTCTTCCTAGAGCCGTAGCAAACTGACCTTGGCCATCAAAACCCGAACCGGCTCCAACCGCTAAAGCGTCAGCCGACTGATCTCTGTAGCCTGCCGATAAGCCTACAGCAACAGCAGAGTTACCTTGTGTCGTTTGTCCTGCTAGATATCCGACAGCCACAGCACTTTCGCCTTGGGTTGCCGTCCCTGACGCATGTCCAACAGCTACAGCATTTTCGCCTTGGTCTGTCCCAGCCGAATTAACACCAATAGCAACAGCGTAATCGCTTTGATTGGAAACTCCTGCCGCGTTACCGACAGCCACCGCGCTGACGCCTTGGTTGTCTCTGCCAGCCATAACACCAACAGCCGTGGAGCTAGCGCCTTGGGTTAAGTTTCCTGACATGACACCAACAGCTACAGCATTAGCACCGGCATCAGCCTTAGCCGCCAGTAGCTCACCGTTGACTGTTACTGTACCTGTGTAGCTGATTGAGCCGAGGTCTTCGTAAGTCCAAAGACTTCCTCCGCCTTCTCCTCCTCCGTTAACTTCAATGCCTTCAACAAAGAGCTTTCCGTTGATGTTGACGTTGCCATCTCCATCGACACGCAATCTTGACGCATTGTCTTTATCCCTAAAATCTGCAATGTATTTATTTGTGCTTGAGCCACCGCCCTTCGCCAACAAACCATAGCCAGATTCGCTACTGTTGATAAACCTTGCAGAGTTGTTGGAGTCAAAGCTAGCCGTGACTTCTATTATCCCGGTTGGAGAGTCGGTCCCAATACCAACATTGCCATCAGCGTCGATGACTAAGTTTGCATTGCCCTCAGTACCAACCGTCAAGCCGGAGGCGTCACTGAGCAGATAATGCTTTGCTACGTCACTATGACCAAAAACAAGGTTGGCAGATGATGTGCCATTGACCGTTAGCCCCATCCTGTCTGCACTTGTGTAGAGCGGGGTGTCTGTGCCGATAGCCACGTTGCCAGCCATATAGCTAATGCTGGTATCACCATTATCAGTCCAAAGGCTATCTCCAGATCCGACCTGCGGGATAAAGTTAATGCGGGCCTCGTCGCTGGCAGACGGGAACGTGCCGTAACTGCTAATCACGTTCACCGTGAACACACAGTCGTTAGCTCGAACATCCTTGCTTACAACCGAGTACTCAGCGCCGCCTGACGGTGCCTGTATAAAGATAACGTCGCCCTCGTTCATCAGGGCAAAGTTGTGCTCGAAGCCAGTGGTGTCGAACTTATGAAGGGTTACCGACGTTGCGATGATCCAGCTCTCGTTACGCGTGGTAAACTGCCCAGCCTCTGGGTTATCGGTCTTGTACTCCCAAGTTCCATCCAGCGTGTCAGAGCCACCTCCGTCAGCGCCGTCGTTGCCCGGTTCGCCTTGCGGACCCTGCGGCCCTTCCGGCCCCGTGTCACCCTGCGGACCCTCTGGGCCCTCTGGACCCTGCGGCCCCGGTACTGTGGAGTCTGCTCCAGTATCGCCTTGGTCGCCCTTGTCACCCTGTGGCCCTGTGGCTACATACCCAAGACCAGACCATGCGGTGGTGCCGTCGCCAATCTTGAAGTAGCTAGTATCTACCTCTATCCCCAGCTCGCCCTCGGCAAGCACGGGATCTACGGACGTCCAATTGGCGGCCGTGTCACGTCTGATCTGAATGATGTCAGCCACTTGCTGTCCCTCCATTAATGTTTTGCTTCGGCAGGTAGACGCTTCTCGCGGCCCCGCCGTCTACGTTCTTGTCGCCACCCTTACCTATGACGATCTTATCGCCTTGGATGACGTTGCCCTCCTCGTCCACGAAAGACGTGCGGAGGGCGTATCGTGCGTCGTTGTCCTGTCTGATGCGTGGCATGTTATGACAGGAAGTCCAGTTTCATGTAAAGACTACCATTAGTATCTATCGACTTAGCAAGTTGCTGTCCTAAGATATATAGATATTGATCATCAGTATTTCCGTTGATGTCCTTAACAAGTCCGCCGGACAGGTAGTTAAGCCCCTGTGTTGTGGACCATATTGGATTAGTTACGGACCAGACGTATACTTCACCTCCACTGGGGCCAAACTCTACAGTGAAGTGGGTATAGGTTCTGAAGTCCCAGACGTCGTCTGTCCCATTAAGGGTTAGCCTATTGAAAGGGTTGCCTTGAACGCCTATAAAATCGCTGTACTTTGGAGGGTACGCTGTACGTGTCCCCTGAGTTACTAAGCCCATATCTACGGGACCACCACTAGATATGCCTCCTATATTACGTAGAGGATAGTGGTCAATAAACTCGTTGACCCCGCCAAATCCGGGCTCTTCGTATGCTCTACCATGGTCTACATTACCTTCTCTAGACCATGTGTACCTAGGAGGCCCCGACGACTTGCCGTAGAAGTTGGATAGGGAGATAGTACCAGACGAAGGTACGCCTGTGTCTGCCCCATAGTATTCGTTGATGCCGATAGGAGAACTACCGCCAAACTCACCCTGTACATCCCACAGGCTGATAGCTCCGCTGGTTTGCAACGCCATTATTAAACACTCCCGTATGCTGTTACGTTGCCCAGTACTGTGAGGTTCCCGCTGGCGTCAAGTTTCATTCGAGAAGAGCCTTGGTAGTAGAACTTAATCGTACTACCATCTACTTGGACGCTCCAATCAGATCCTATCTTATGTGTTGTGGCTTGTACCGAACCCAAGGTAATGGAGTCGTCTAAGTTAAAAGTAGTACCGCTGAGGTTGAGGTTGGTGCCTGCTTGGTAGGTGGTGTCTGTGTTGTTATCAGTGGTGACATAACCCACGTCAGCGTGGTTGCCCCAGCTATATGCCTCGTCCCAGTTGGACGCGCCTGCGTCTACGCTTACCTTGGTAGCGTCCCATCCGGCTTCCTTCGCGCTCACCGTAGCGGCGGCCGCGTCCCATGTACTGGTAACTGTTCCGTTGACGGTGGCGGCCGTAAGGTTGTCTACTGTTACGGTGCCCGTGAAGTTAGGGTTCAGTGTAGGAGCCGCAAGCTGAAACGAGGCTGAGATAGCTTCGAACTCCGCGTCAAACGGAACACCCGACAGGATCTTGTCTGGGTTAGTGCTTCCCATCGTGTCCTTGATGCTAAAGTTAGTGGCTGGATTATATGAAATAGACATTGGTTTCTCCTATGAGTCTCTTCCCCGAAGGGTGAGTGAGGGTACTCGCCGTAGCTTTCCCCTCGGACGCTAATTAAACAAGCGCGCTGATAACAACACCAGCTTCTGGACGGTAAGTCTCAGTGCCGTACAGAGTGTCAGCAGTCATCAGGTCAGCAAGGAACTCTTGCTTGTACTGAGTCTGCGTACGAACACCCAACTGCTCAGCAAAGACGATAGCGTCTTTGTGCATAAGGAGACACTTAGTCTCGCCTACGGCAGATTCAAGGTTGGTGCTGACGAAGATGTCAACGCCGTACAGTGAACCGATCTTGCCGTTTACAACAGGCTGGCCAGTTACGAAGTCGCTAGAGATGTACTGAGAAACACCCAGCATCTCACGCTTGACCGCAGGTGGGATAACGAACACGCGGCTCTCGCCGGGGACGTTGTTGTCGTCGAGGATCTGGATAGCCTCACGGAAGCCTGCGTCGTTGAACGCAGTCGTGGTGGCGCCAGACTCGTCAGCGAGTCCACCTTCAACGAAGCTCTTCTGGGCAGTGAAGCCAGCAGACTCAGCGATGATAGCTGTGTCAACCTTGGTAGCCAGAGCGTAGCCAGCGTCTTCAGTGTAGAAGCGTCGGAGGCTGTTCAGAGCTTGAACGTCAGTGATGTCCTCGATCAGACGCGAGTACTCGAAGTGCTGGTCGATAGTTACAACCAACTCGCCAGTGGTGCCAGCGATTAGAGTTACCTGAGTCTCAGCGGCTTTAGCAGACGCGTCTCCACGATCCGGCTTAGGGATGTGGATGGTGTCGCCTTTCTTGCCAGTCATAGACATAGCGCGAACGAGGGGCTTAACGACCAGAGACTTCTCGTAAGAAGCGATGATCTCGTCACTCCAGATTTCTGGGATGAACGTAGCGGCCGTGGTGTTGGTCACGTGGTTAGAACCGAGTGCCATAATGTATTACTCCAAAGATAAAGGTTAATTACTTAACGCGTCCCTCCGAGTAAGCCTTCATGATTTCTGGCATGAGGGCTTCGTATCTCTTAGGGTCAGCGTTCATTAGTTCAATAATATCACGACGGCGGTAAACCTTCTTGGGCGAAGCCCCCTCGGGATTACTGCGTGCCGTGCCAGTAGAAGCCTTCTTGATCTCGTTCTTCTGAGCCTGCTTCTCTACTGCTTTAGTTTGCTCGACTACCGATGCCCGCTCTTTGTACAGATTGAGCAGTTCGTCAGCCTTCGCAAAGTCATATCGTTGATCCGCGTCCTTGTACATCTGGGTGCGAATCTCCGACTTCTTTACCCACTCTTGGAAGCCCGTGTCTTTCAGTACGGTATCCATGTCGGGGTGACTTGCCTTGAGCTTAGCCAGTGCTTGAGACTTCGCCATCTCTGCGGCAACAGCTTGTGCCTGTTGGAGAGTGGGGTGGTTCTCAATAGCCTTAGCTACAGCGGCGGCAGGGTCAGCGAAGAAGTCAACTTCCTCTACTGGTGCTTCCGGTGCAGATGACTGCTGAGCACTGATGGAGGTTTGCACGTAGTCGTCAAAGTGACGGCGCAACTCTCCTACTTCCTGCGATTGCTGGCCCAAGCGCTTCTCTAGCTCTTGGTGCATCCGTGCAATCTCAGCGGTCGATTTGCCTGCATACTTCTCAGGAAGATCGTCTGCATCAGACTCCTCTTCTACAGCCTCGACAGCCTCTTCAGCGGGAGGGGCTTCTGCCTCCTCTTCCGCCAACGATGCATACTCTTCAACTGCTTCTGGTTCGTCGGATACTACGGTTGCCTTCTTGACAAAGTCTTCGGCGTCTACAATGTTAGCCATTCTTGAACTCCTTTATCCCTGATAGGGAGGATGGTTTAGTTAAAAGCGATTCCCGGCT